GCTTCGGCCTCTTTGTCGGACATTGGCGTGATAGTACGAGCTGACCGCACAGCACCGGCCAGCGAACCGGCTCCTCGCGCTGTGTTAATATCACCAGCTACAGCAACAAAGCCACTCGGTGGCTTGCGTGTATGGTGAACAAGATCAATGGCCGCATCGCAGCGATTTGCTATGTCAGCAAATACATCAAGAACGGCTTCTATCTGCTTGTTATTGTTCTCTTCTGCCCAGTGAGCCTTAACTAAAGGATCAACTTGAAGGACGCTGATATCATTGCGTTGCATTTGTTCGACAACCTGTTCAGCCGCTATTGCTGGCATGACAACGTTATCGACAGGCTCGGCCACGATCATCTTGCAGTCGCGACCCGAATCCAGAAACAGCCAGCCCTCCAACTCAACGGGCGGTATCTGATAATGCTCGCAAATGGCCCAAACGCGCCGCATTAGTTCATCGCGGGGGTCTTCAAGGTTATAATGCCAGACTTTAACCCGTTCTTTGATTGGCACACCCAACAAGTCACGGCCCGTTGCCAAGGCAACAGCTTCAATCATTTCCAGCGTCGTCTTGCCAACGCCCCCAGGCGACACGGTGGTTGCCACATAGTTTCGGATCAGATGCTTGCCATACAACCACTGACGAGGCTCAGTTGCACGCATGTCGTTTGCATCGAATTTTGAAGCCGTTATCGCTGCATTTGTTTCTATCACCCCTCGTCTGACAGCCTCAACGCCTTGCTTGACCCAGACATCGTTCCAATCGTCACCGACGTTGGAGGGCAGCACTATCGAATTTGGTTTTGCTGCCTTCGCTCCGATTAAGCCAGCATTTTGTGCATCGTTATCCGCTGCAACAACAATTTCGGCTTTTGGGTATGATTTTCGCAAGCCGCTAACCACTGGCTTTAAATTTCCAGCGTCGAAGGCGACAATCGTGCAAATGTCAGTAGCTTCGTAAACCGAGGCTCCTGTTGCATAGCCTTCAGTAACAAAAATCTTACGATCAGGTTTTCCCAGCATAAAAAACCCGCCTTTTTTGGCACCGCCAACCAAAAACTTTTTGCGACCATTGTTATCAATGGTTTGATGCGAAATGACTTTGCCCGAAAAATCAATAATGGGAATTAATAATTTTTCACCGTCCATCAACAGGCCGTGTGCTTTGACCTGCTTTTTCTTTAAATATGGGTGATTGTTTTCTGCTGAATGGGCGTGTGCGATATCCGTTTCTGCTTGTACAGCGGCCTCTTCCCGCCGATTTTCAATCATTGTTTGTTGAACCGCACGCGCTTGTTTTAAATCTTTTCTCTCAGAGAATGAAAGAGTCGATGTGCTTTTAGAACACCAATCAACTTTGCCGCGCTCGTATTTCCAACTACCAAAAGACCCATATAAAATTCCATTAAGGTCGGACAACACGTACCACCCAGAGGCATTGCTACTATTTTTCGCAAAAAGATCGCAAACTCGGTGGATTTCGTTGTCAGCAATGGCAACACCTTCAATCTTTAAACCAAAATCGTTTGCAGCCAAGGTGAAGTCTTGCACAGATTGCAAACCTTCTGGCTCAGTGGCTAAATAAATATTTTGGGAAAGTGCAACCACTAAAACGGAATCTCGTCGTTTAGTTCACCCGTTAAACGCTGGTTTGCCATTTCGCTAATCGTCACACGAAGAAAAGTAAGCCACTGTTCTTTGCTTAATTTTCTGAGATCAAAAGTATTTATGCTTTCAAGATATTTACCGCCGACTTTGCCAGCCTCGAAAAGCATTTGATCTTCTTCTTTGGCCCAATCCATCTTTTTTTTCTCCCACAGTTGCATGTGATCCATCGAACAAAACACTAAACTTGGCCCTACTTTTTTTTGTAACCTTGGATCAATTCCAAATCCGCGCTCACATCGAAAGCAAACCGCGCAAGCCACTAGGCACCTGCGTCAAGCCAGCGGGTTCCATCCTCCAAACAATAAGTGACCGCTACGTCGTCAACCGTCACAACCTCGCCTTTAATAAAAGAGGGACGATAACGCTGGTCTGAACAACCCTCACGCTGTTCCGCAACAGTCAAATTCTTGTCATGCTTTTTGCAAAACCAACCAGCCAGTTCTTTTGTTTGACTGTAAACGCACGTCCGACAGTTCCGGTCAGGGGGTTTTCCTTCGTGGCAAATATCGCTTAATGCACACCATCGGCAGATAAAATAATCTGGTTTTTCCGAAACACGATTGGGCAATACATCAGGATTTCTAATAATCCGCTCACCGCGCCTTGCATAAAACTCCGCTGCCTCTTTATTAAAGTCGGTTCGAACAGCGTCCCAGTCACGACCACCGGACGAAGACACAACGAGGTATCCTCTTTTTTGGCCTCGATAGAGCATATACAGTTGATGTTGACTGTAATAAGTCTCGTTAAATGCTTTAAGAGTGTTTTTTTCACCAACATCTTTTTTTAATTTTTTAAATTTAGCAAAACTCTTTTCGTTCACACACTTAATTTCTAAAACGTGCCAAGTTTTTGGAGCTTGTTTTAACCCCAGAATTTCACCGTCTAAATGACCACGGAAGTGACCGTCATAATCGACGACTTCTATCTGCTTATTCGTTTCTGGATCATTCGCAATTACAGTCAAGCCATCGACTAATCTGAGCCTATCGACAATCAAATCTTCTGTTCTGTGACCGTCTGCAAAATTTTTGAGTGTTTTTGCCTTAAATTTTTCAACACCAGCCATATAAAAACTGTAATATGTTTTGCGCTCACACCCACCGACTCCTGACATGCCGAGATAAGTCCTGCCAGTTTTTTTATTTTCTTTTTCTTCAAGAGCCTTATCAGCGGCTTCAAGAGTCGGGTCACCAATCTCAATTATCATCGACAGCAACCATAACACGCTGGTTTCGACCAGAAATTCCTGGCCGCTTGCCTTCGTATGCAATTTTTCCTTTACGATGAAGGTTGGCAAACCTTGCAGTGATCGAACTGTAACTTGTCACTCCATGACGGATTTGGGCAAGCGACCTTACTTCGTCACTGATTAAACCTTTTTTACTTTCAATTAAAATATCATAAACAATCTTTTCTAAGACTGTCGCATCAACGTGTTTAAACGCCTCAAAACTTGTGTTCATTACACCCTCACAAAAAAAGGGGAGGTAGCGTTTGCCACCTCCCCAAGCCTACGACCAAGGAGCTTCGACTGCATTATCAATTGTTTTTGCAGCAGACGGGGGAGACGAACCCTTGGTTGTAGGTAAATAATCAAGCGCAATATTTCTATCTCCGTAACCACCGGAGCCAGATTCTACGCCAATGTCGAGCGTTAAATTACGGCCAAAAAGCTGGTCGGTGTCTGAAACCATGCCTTTTAAATCCAATGCAACACCAAGTTTGTTAAATTCCTTTTGTGCAATTTCCCTTGCCGTTGGGTTCGCATTCCAAAGGTTAAATCGGTGCCAAATTTTTCGCGTGTTTTGCAAAGTAAATTCGACCTCCAAATAAGTGTTGCCAGCCGCACTTTTCTTTTCCGTGCAGTTAGTAACACTACCTTCGTATTTGCCTTCTTCTAGCAAACCTCCCCCCGTGCTTGTGTTATCTGGATCAATCGTTATCGCATTGAGCAACACTGTCATTTTAACTCTCCTTTATTGCATTAATTAATGAGGGCCATTCCAAAGGCAGTTCTTCGGGAATGGGATACCTGCTTTTCGCCACATATGCGGGTCGCGCCCCAGTTCTGAGGACACGCTCACCTGTGCCAACGGCGCGGGTTCTTGTACGTCCAAACCCAGCGTCCGTTTCCTTGATTGCCGTTCTGTAATCTGCGTAGCCGATTATATCTGAATGTTCAGAAATAAGGTCACTGGCTTTTTTGTGCAGCTTCAGTTCAAATCTATCGTAGCCATCTTGATCAGGAGCCTCGTATTTGCGAATAGCACTGTGGGCAATCATTATGACGGCCATTTTTTTTGACTTTCTAAGCACCTCTAATTTGGCAAGAACATCTCGCCAAATTTCGGTTGCAAACTGAAATCCTCTTCCATATCCAGGGTCTTCAATTGATTTAAAATTATGTACGTCGCAAACCTTTTGCCAGACTATCGGCTCAAGCCAATCCATCGAATCAATAACGACGGTCTTATATTTATGCTCTTCATTAACTAACGTAGAAATTGCATTGATAATTTCGTCATACGTTTTTATTTCGTCGAACCGATCAGGCCCGATAACACCAACACCGTTTTCTGTGCTTAAAAAAATTGGTGTAGGTGCGCTTGCGGCAAAGGTGCTTTTGCCAACACCAGCGCCACCGTAAATGGTAATTCGAGGCGGCTCCATTTTTTGCCCTTTTACAATGTCACTCAACTTCATCTTTCTCTCCCTCTTTTGCTAAACCTGCTTTTACAAACAGGTCGATTAATGTTTCTTCGCGTAAGCAGTACAAACGTGGCGACCGATCAGCCCGTAAAGCTACAATCTGTGCGTCATCTTGATCGAAAGCTGCGTACAGAAATTTAAAACCAGCGGCACCCTTGCGTCTTTTGCATTCCACCGTGTACGGACCCAGCCGCACATCCCCCGCAAAATCCTCGCCCAATTGATTTTTAAATGCGCCACTTCCGAAAACCCTCCGTGAAATTACTCCGACATCGCCAAACACTTGTTTGACTTCATTTTCAAGCTCACGGCCTCTGGCTTTATTTCTTGCGTTCATCGCCACAGTTTCCAATCGTCTGGTACGCTTCTTGGTGATCGTTTGCGGTAACTTCACCTTTTGTTACTTTAAAAATCCGCGCACAGATTTTTGCTCCTGGCCTCATGCGGCCATTCGCATAATAATGCACGGCAGGTCGGCTACATTGGAAAAGCCTTGCCGCCTCTGAAAAATTTAGATCGTTTTTTGTGAGCCATTCGATTAATAACATTATGCTATTTTTAATGATTAAAAGTAATTTCTAGTATTCTGTATCATGTGTAATTTTTCGTGACAACTGTTTTCTGATGTTATATAAACGTGGTCAATAATTATCACTTTTAGTCTTATTCTCTGTGAGAGGGGGAGTAAGTGGCAAAGAATAGAATACGAGAATTAGCAGCACAACACGACGAAACTATTAGTAGTCTTGCTGGAAAAGTGGGAATGAAGTCGGCTGCGTTGCGGCGATACACTCGATTGGTTGACGGCAATCAAGAAGCACAACCAAATGCTAAGTTAGCTGAGAAACTAGCCAAGGCTTTGAACGTCAGCGTTCAAGATGTTATGGGTTTGCCACGGCATACTCCACCTGACATTGCCACAGAGTATTTAAAGATTCCTGTTTTTGGCGCTCACGCTTTGATGTCTGGCGTTATCAACATCGAAGACCCTATGGATTATGTCGATCCAATGCAAGTTCACAAAAACGGCAAAAACGGCTATGCGGCCTACGTCGTCGATTCTACTATGGAGCCGAGATTAAAGGTTGGCGAAATGGTTTACACGTTACCAGGCAAACCAGCAAAACGAGGAGATGAAGTTGTTGTTCATTTCATCAAAGAAGGATGTCGCGTTGCCTATATAAAGACATTTGAAAGATCTGATAAAACAAAAGTTACATTTAGTGATTTTAGTAATAACGATGAAGTGACCTATGATTCTGATGAAATAGTTGCCATCGACGTTGTTATCGGAAATTACTTTATGTAATTTTTATTTGACTTAAAGTCATTTAATACTCTAACATCATTGTCCAACCTCTCGCACCCGCGAGAACTTAGGAGGTATGATGTTAAAAAATATTTTCACTTTTTTTGCGTTCAGCGGTTTTTTAATTGCTGGTTATTTTGCACTCGTCATCGGCTGTTCTTTTGTTGAAGGATGTTTGCCATGAGTGGAGCGCATCTACTATCAATCAAGCAAGTTTGTTTTGAACTCTGGGGTCAATGCACGATTAGTGAGCGTCAGCGGCTTAACCGCTGGTTCGACAGCGACCAAATCAAGTTCGTGTTGAATAACAAACGAAAATGGATTCCTAAAAGTGAGATTGAACGGATAACTGGTGTGCATGATGTCTGATTGCCCCGATTGTCATGGCAATGATTATTACGAGAAGGACGGCAAATTTATTACTTGCCATTGCGTCCCGTTTGATCCTGTCCACAAACCCTCCCACTACACCAATGGTGGTGACGAGCCGATCAATTTCATTTTCTCTTGGGACATGGGTTACCACGAAGGCAATATCGTTAAATACATAGTCCGGTGGGAGAATAAAGGAGGCGTTCAAGACTTGGAGAAATGCGCCTGGTACGTGAACGATCTAATAAGAAAGACAAAAAGAAATGGTGGGTAGGCAAGCAAATAACGACCAAGCGAATTGGCGGTTCACCGAAAGCAAAGCAAATGCGGGAGGTGGTGAGGTTGGATTTAAACCTCTCAAGGTTCCAAAATGGGAGCTAGATGGAAAATTTGAAGATCACCCTAATTGCCAAAGTGACCGATTGCCAAGCTACGGTTATCTACCGATCTCGAAAGTTAGAAGCCTTCGACGATGAAGTGTGAGGACTGTTTAGGAACAGGGTATCTATGTGTAGAAGATACAATCGGAGGACATAGCTCGAATGGTCCTTGGCAAAGCTACAAGATTAGGCGGATCGAGTGTGAAGAGTGTCGGGGGTTTGGAGAGGTGGACGAGGATTGATCCACCAGCTTTCCCCAGCAATTTCCATCGTTTTCAAAAAACTTTCAACAAATTTATTTGCTGCATCTTCGGTTGCAAACTCGAAAACCATTGCTGACTTAGTACCACCGCCTTGGTTCTGAGTCGCAACAACATCAAAACCATTTTCCTCTTTGTAGATTTTTATTGTGTTCATTTTGACCCCGTTTCGTAAGAATCAAATTCTGACACATTTCTAAAACCTCGCAACAAAAATTAGGGGAAAAATATACCGGTATATTCTATAGGTATATTTTTCCCCTAATATTGTAATATTATTACGCTACAAACAATTCGGAAGGTTCAGAGATCAACTGTAACTGTGGAAACTGTTTTTCGTAACCTGGCATTTTTCGACGTATAAACCCCGGAATCTCAAATTTTGTTAAATTGTACATATACTTAGAAAAATGTTTTTTTCTGCAAGCGTCAAATTGTATTAACTTAATGATCATAGTGCTTGATCCATGTCCTCGAAAATAATTGCTCCTAATAAAAAAATGAGCCATTTGTCTCTCGAAATGTATCAACATATCAATTGTAGGAATAAGAAAGGTTGTTCTCCGGTCATCAGGGCATCGCCGTTTAACCACGGCTCCTCGTTCAACTAAATGATTGATTATACCACCAGCAGTTTTGTCACTGACATATAACGAGTTCGTAACGGTGTTTTGTTTTGTTGCACGATTTTGAACCATATCCGAATATAAAATGTGCATAAGCATACGAGATGGAGTTGGTTCCCAAAAAGCACCTAACACATCATCTCGTTTTGCCATCGTGTGCATACTTTGGATGCGTGTGTCACAGTGAGCTAAAAAATCAACTCTGTACGATTCTGCTTCTTTGTACAGAAACGACATTCTTTTCTGCATAACATGCGGTGCGTCTGGTCCTGACTGACGGTATTTGACGCCCCCCTCTAATGCGTTTTCAGTAATAGATATTCTTTTATATAATTCTGTTTGTTTTTTTTCACTCATATCACTCTCCCAAATTTAAGTGTATCGCCCCAATCGGTGTGCTGTCTATCTAGCTCGACCGTTATTTTTTTATTTCTTCTAGGGTCATTCAGCCAGTGGGCATAAACCGTTTGGGTAAAAGAAATCGAATGATGGCCCATCCAATACGTAATTTCCGCATCACTGGCGGTGGTTTCATAAATTAGGTAACTTGCATAATAGTGCCTCAGATCGTACCAAGTAAATTTACGTACATTGGCTTGCCGACACGCTGGATATAGATAGTGTTCATTCCATTTTGTGTTGTCAAAAATATTTCCAACAACATTTGGGAAAACTAAATCTTGCTGACACTCCTTTGGAGGTTGTCTGAGTTTCCACTTTTTAAGTGCTTTTTTCACAGCGCTCGCCATAGGCATGGACCTACGCGCTCTTTCTGTTTTGCCTGATCCCAGCGTCCCGTCTAATTGTCGTCCATATTTGACCACGATAGAGCCAGTATCCTCTTCATCACCGAAATTGACCTCTTCATCACCGAAATTGACCTCTTGCCAGTGCAGCCCTGCCAACTCGCCTGGACGCATCCCTGTCAGTGCTGCTGTGATGGCACAAACTCTCATTTTGATGTTTTTAATATTATCTATGACCTCATGCAAAACAGGTTCGGCTATTCTTACTCTTTCCTTGGGAATTTTTTTTATTTTCTTTAGGATGACTTTATCCATTGGACTTACTTTCAGAATATCATTCTGAATCGCCCAATCAAAAACCATTTTCAAAGATATGACTTTTTGATTGCGTGTACTTTTTCCGGCATCTTTAAAAACTGACTGTAGTGACTTCTGAAGCTCTAGGACTGAAAAGTCAGCCATAAGCATATCTCCAAAACTTTTTTGTTTGGAAGCCTCATCTTTAAATTTTAGATAAATAAATTTTTCCGCTTGAAGTAGCTGACTTCCGACAGCCGTTACTCTGGTCTTTTGCACACGCCCTTGCTTCCACCCGTCGTCCTGATACTCTTTCATAAAACCAGAAATCCAAATTTTTTCTTTCTTGCCGTTAGCCAACTTTCTCTCTTTATATTCACCAACACATTCGGAAAAAGTTTTGCCATTCGGAACCCGCGCAAAAACCTGACTTCTGAAATCCGCATATGCGTTATCATAAAGTTCGATGGCCTCTTCGTAAGTTGCCGCTGTGACCCGTTCCGCGCCTCCGAATAACCCTAATTTGGCATAATATGTTCCGCGTTCCGCACGAAAGCCAATTTTTTTCCTATCTCTTGGCTTGATTTTTGGCATTTTTGACATCCTTTTTAATCACATCAACGTCAGTATATATGACATTAAGTAATAAAAAAAGAGCTTAACGACCAATTGACTCTTTTTGGCCAAAATAAAAATTGGCGAAAAAAAATCCCAAAACCGTCCCAAACGTGATTTCTCTTAATAAATCTAATCAAGTTTGAATCGTAAGTTATTGAAAAGATTGGTGCGCCCGGCAGGATTTGAACCTGCGACCAATTGATTAAAAGTCACATTTTGTAATTAAAATGACCATTTAATAACAATAACTTACGAGAAACCTTCTTATTACCTAACGAGTATAGTTATATAGGGTATTATCAGAGAATGCAAGGGTATGTTATTTTATGTTAGTTTTTAAATCCCAATTCCGTCCCAAAACGAATTACTCAATTGGTGGCTTGATAAAAACTGTTCTTTCGTCTTTGTTTACATATGCCATTCGCACGTTCAAAAGTTTCTGAGTGTCGGATAGTTTTCTGTAGATTCTTTCTGGTTTGCTTCGCCCAGGGTTAATTCTTTTTGAGTCTGACTTACTGTCCAAAAGAATTATTTGACCCGTATCGTTTACGCAGATTAGGTCTGCTGGACCCTGCGCAGCCAATGGTCTAAAAACGTAATATCCAAGTTCTAGCATATATTCCGTAAGGATAACTTCACACAGTTGACCCAATTGATGCGAGTCAAACGGCAATAGAGGCGATTCTTTGCGAAAGTCTCATCGCTCGATCAGGTGTTTGCTCTTTCGCCCAAACACTATCTAACATCTCCTCGGCAACCCATTTCCAATCTCTATTATCCATCGTCTTGGCAGCTTCGCGGACCAATGCGTGTGTTTTTTTGAAAAGCATAAAACGACCTAGACCTAACTGAAAACACATATTGGCTAAAACTTTCTGCACTGTTTCCGGTAGGTCGTCAAAATTAGCGTAAACAATTTTGCAATCAGCTATAGTGCGGGAGATATCTTTTTCAAATAGCTCGTTTGTTCTCTCCACCGAAACCGGTGTGCCAACGGGCTGATCGTATTCTGGGTCCACGCCAGCAATGCAGAGGTGTCCAATTGAACAAGTTTTAAATCCAATATGGTCCCTATATACCTCGTGCTTCAGACCCTCGTCAGCGATTAGCTCTTCACGTAATTCATCCAAATTCATTTTGTCACCCTTGCTCGCGCTTTCGACATCGCACGATTACCAAACCAAAATGCAACAATAGCAGAAAAAATTGCTTGAGTTTCGTCATCCCAAATCGCCAACATTCCCGCCGATAAATCCATTCCCGACGTGTTGACCATCGTGTAGAGCGTCACTCCTTTGACGGTGGCAAACAATACGAAAAAAGAGTAAGTTAGAACTGGCCGAACAGAACCACGCAAACCGTTAACAAATTTGCCAGCGTCTAAATTCTCGTCGTGCTTGTAGATGGCCTGTGCCTCAACAATATCGGCTTTAGCATCCAGTTCGTTTAGTTTAAGTTCTGACAATTTGTCTGCGTATCTGGCTTTCGCCTCAAGCATTTTAATGGCTTGTTCGTCGGCTTGTTTTTGTTTGAAAAATCCAAGAACTTCTGGGACGATTGACGTTCCAAAACCGAGAAGTGTGCCTAATAAAGAAATCATGCAAATAAGCCCATTATCGTTTTGCCTGGAAGCTAGTGGCTCCAAAATAGACGGAGATTA